GTCAGCCGTTGATGCCGTGGCAGCAGTTGGTGGCCGATGTCGGCACCGAGCTGGTTGAGGATCCGGAGACGGGTAAGTGGGTGCCGGCGTGGCGTGAGGTTGTTGTGACTGTTCCGCGCCAGTCGGGCAAGACGACGTTGGTGTTGGGGTTTGAGGTGCATCGGGCGTTGAAGTGGGGTGGGGCGCAGCGGGTTGCGTACACAGCGCAGACGGGTTGGGATGCGCGTCGGAAGTTGATTGATGATCAGGCTCCGGTGTTGATGGGGTCGAGGTTGTCGGTGGCGGTGTCCAGGGTGCTTCGCGGGGCCGGCAACGAAGGTGTCATTTTTCGTAATGGTTCGCGGATTGATGTGTTGGCGTCGACGGATTCTGCGGGTCATGGTCGGACTGTGGATTTGGCGGTGATTGACGAGGCGTTTTCGGATTCGGATGATCGGCGGGAGCAGGCGTTGTTGCCGGCGATGGCAACGAAGGCGGACGCGCAGCTGTTGGTGGTGTCGACGATGGGGACTGAGGCATCGGTGTATCTGAACCGGAAGATCGAGGCGGGCCGGCAGGCGATCGCGGACGGTGCCGAGCGGGGCATCGCCTATTTCGAGTGGTCCGCTGATCCGGACGCCGATATTGATGATCCGGAGACGTGGTGGTCGTGTATGCCAGCGTTGGGGCACACGATTACGGAGTCGACGGTGGCCCATGCCCGCCAAACGATGTCCGAGGGTGATTTCCGGCGGGCGATGCTGAACCAGCGGACCATTTCGGATGAGCGGGTGATCCCGGTTGAGGTGTGGGATGCGGCGTGTGGGGCTGAGGTGAAACCGGAGGGGGATCTGAGGTTTGGGTTGGATGTGAATCCGGAGCGGTCGGGTGCCTCGATCTGTGTTGGTGACACGGAGTTGCGTGGGGAGTTGGTGGAGTTCCGTGCTGGTGTGGGGTGGGTTGTGGATCGGGTTGTCGAGTTATGCGCCAGGTGGAACGCCGAGGTCGCGGTGGATATGTCGGGGCCGGCAGGGTCGTTGGTTGACGAGTTGGAGGGGCGTGGTGTTCGTGTTGTGCGGTACCAGACGCGGGATATGGCGTATGCTTGCGGGTTGTTGTTTGACAAATTGGCGGATCGTCAGGTACGGGTTCGTTCGTCTGAGGTTTTGGATTCGGCTGTGGCCGGGGTGAAGCGTCGGTCGGTTGGCGATTCGTGGGTTTGGGCAAGGAAAGATGCTGGTGTTGATGTGTCACCTTTGGTGGCGTTGACGTTGGCTATGGATCGTGGAGTTGGGCGGAAAACTGACGTGTGGGTCGCTTGGGATTGATGATGCGTTTCTGGTTTTCTCGTTTGTTTTTGGCGACGGTCCTTCAGGTGTCGGGGTTGATTGTGGGGGTTGTGTCGATGGGTGCGGTGTCGTGGCCTGCGGCGGGTGGTGTGTTGGCGGTTGGTTTGTTGTTGTTCGGTTTGGCTGTTGAGCGAGGTCGTTGATGTTGGGTCGTTTGTTCAGTCCTGCCGGTGAGGCCCGTGGCGAGTTCGGTCAGTTCTCTTGGCCGGACTATCTGCGCCTGTGGGAAGAGTTCTCGTTCAACGGGATGCAATACGTTGTTCCCCAAGGCGGGTTGCAGGAACTGAACGCGCTCCAGGGGCAGCGGAATCCGATCGTTGCGGCGTGCATCTCGGTGCGCCTGATGGTGTTTTCGGAGGCGCGGTTCAGTTTCCAGCGGTACCAGTCGGGTCGCCCTGGTGAGTTGTACGGGACACCGGTGTTGGCGCAGCTCGAGACGCCGTGGCGCGGGGCAACGACGGGTGATCTTCTTGCTCGCATGGAGGTTGACGCCTCGCTGTACGGGAACTCGTACTGGGTGCTGAACGGTGGCGAGATGGTGCGTCTCGACCCGACCCGTGTGGTGGTGGCGTCGGCGGATGTGATTGATCAGGTGTCTGGTCAACCGTTTGGTCGCCGGCTGGTTGGGTATTCGTTCACGGATGATGACGGTTCCGAGTTGGCGTTTTTCGAGCCGTCGGAGGTGTGCCATTACAAGCCGTTGCCTGATCCGACGCACACTTATCGGGGCCGGTCGTGGTTGGGTGCGGTGTTGCCGGATGTGTCCGCTGATCAGGAAATGACCACCTACAAGCACGCGTATCTTCGCAATAGTGCGACGCCGAATTTGGTGGTGAAGTTTGATCCGTCGGTGTCGGAGGAGTCGTTTAAGAAGTTTCGGGAGCGGATGGAGTCGGGGCATCGTGGTGCGGCGCAGGCGTTCAAGACGTTGTATTTGGGTTCGGGTGCTGATGTGAAGGTTGTTGGGGCGACGTTGGATCAGTTGTCGTTCAAGGCGGTGCAGGGTGCCGGTGAGACGAGGATTGCGGCGGCGGCTGGTGTGCCGGCGTCGATCGTTGGGATTTCGGAGGGGTTGGCTGGTTCGGCGTTGAACGCCGGGAATTACACGGCGGCTCGTCGCCGGTTTGCGGATGGGACGGTGCGCCCGTTGTGGCGGTCGGCGGCTGGTGCGTTGCAGGCGTTGGTGCCGCCACCTGATCCGGCGTCCCGTTTGTGGTACGACGACCGTGACGTGTCGTTCTTGCAGGAAGATGTCCTCGATGGTGCGGAGATCCGCGCCCGCGACGCCCAAACAATGCGAACCCTCGTCGACGGTGGTTTCGAGCCACAGTCCGTCATTGATGCGGTGACGACGGGTGACATGACTCGGTTGGTGCATACGGGGACGTTGTCGGTGCAGTTGCAGGCACCGGGGGCTGGGGCTGTCTGATGCCGTACTTCATCGAGGACAACAACCCTGATTGCTCGGGGTGGGCGGTTGTGAAGGCTGACGGTGAGGTGATCGGGTGCCACACAACGAAAGGTGATGCGGTTGATCAGATGGTTGCTGTTTCGATTGCTGAGGGGATCGAGCCGGGTGGGGAGCGGTCGGTGCGTGCGTTGCCGGAGGCATACCGTCCGGCTGTCTCGGACGACGTGCCGGAGGGCCGGGCCTGTGGAAACTGCGCCTTCTACGATGAGTCCATGGTGGCCCCCGATGGGGTGAGCGTGTGGTGTTCCCGTTGGGATGATTATGTGCGCGGCGACTTCTACTGCGACGCATGGCAACCCGCTGAGGCCGCGGCGGCGAAGGACGACGAAGAAGATCAGTACCGTCAGGTGACACTCGATCTGCCCCAGTACATCCGTGACGCTGCGACCCGTGGGTTGGAGTTGCGTGAGGAAGGGTTCGGTGGTGACGGGTTGGTGCCCCGCACGATCCGTGAGGCCCGTGAGATGGCGGCGGGGAACATTTCGGAGGACAAGGTTGTTCGGGCGGCGGCGTGGGGTGCCCGTCACGCTGTTGATTTGGATGCGGCGCAGAACAGTGACGCGGATGCTGATGGGTGGCCGGGTGCTGGTGCGGTGGCGCATTATTTGTGGGGTATTGATCCGCTCGACCCGCAACCTGCCCGTGAATGGTTCGAGACAAAGTCTGAGCAGATCAAAGCTGAAAGGTCTAGCACTATGGAAGATGAAGAGTTCCGGTTCGAGGCTCCGAAGGACAATTTGGTGCGCCAGATGTCGTTCGAGGCTGCGGAAGGTTCCGACGGGAACACCCTTGAGGGTTACGCGGCGGTGTTTGACGCCTGGACCGAAATTGATTCGTGGGAAGGGACGTTCCGTGAGCGGATCGCCCCCGGTGCGTTCAAGAAAACGCTGTCGGAGCGGATGCCGGTTCTTCAGTTTGATCACGGCACGCACCCGCTGATCGGGTCGATCCCGCTCGGGGTGTTCACCAGCCTCCGCGAGGACGAGAACGGTCTGTTCGTCCGCGGTCGCCTGTCCGACAACTGGCTGGTCGAGCCGGTGCGCGACGCGATCCGCGACGGTGCGATCACCGGCATGTCGTTCCGGTTCCGGGTCATCAAGGACCAGTGGCGTCGCGGTGCGGACAAGATGCCGGAACGCACGATCAGTGAGATTGCGCTGTATGAGGCTGGCCCTGTAGTGTTCCCCGCATACGAGCAAACCTCCGTTGGTGTTCGCAGCCGAGAAGTTCTCACTGCGCTCGCTGATCCGGAGACACGGCAAGAGATTGCTGTGTTGCTTGCTGCCGGCACCGACCCCGCCCAGTTGGCCGCTGAACCTGTAGACGAGCCGACCGAACCTGGTCACTCGACTCGTTCCAAGAATCAACGCAGGGCTGCGGCCCTGCTCAACCTGAAAAGGAAGTAATGCTCATGGAAGAGCTTCGTTCCAAGGTTGCTGCGCTTCAGAGCGAAATCGAGAAGCTCGCAGCTGCCGACGACATCTCCCCGGAGGACGACGCCCGTTTGGACGCCGCGCTCGAGGAGTTCGAGGCCCGCAAGGCCGAACTGGATGCCGCTGAGGCCCGCGCCGCACGCATCGCAGCCGCGAAGTCGGTTGTGACCGAGCGTGCCGCCGGTTTCGACGCACCCCAGATCATCAAGTCCAATGACGAGTCGGTGGACGTTCGCCGCGCATCCCGCAAGGAAATGCGTGACGCCGCCCTCCGCATCGCTGAGAAGGCCC